TAGCAGCAATCAGCGAATCAGTTATAGATGGGATGACCTCAGTAAATGCAACTAATTACACTGATACATTTAGTTGTAAACCAAAGGTCAGCGATGTTTCTGGGCCTGGAGTAGTAGAAGACGAAGCTGAATCTCATTACCTGGGTGTCATCACTTGTCAGTTTTCAGCAATCGCCTAATATAGTATTATTATCCTATTAAAGTAAGGAATCTTTATGAGAGCCGTTGAACTCTTATCCAATAAATTTGGAGTCAGCCAGTTATATCAACATGATGTCAAAAAAGATGGTGAAGTTGTTCTTACTATTTTTTGGCATCCATTAACAATTGCTGAAAGAGAATCTATCCAGAAAAAATCTGGTAATACAGACGATGCTTCTGATTTTGCTTTATCTTTAATGATTCAAAAAGCTTTAGATGATAAAGGTAAAAGACTTTTTGCTGATGGAGACAGAGCAACTCTTCGTAGAGAAATAGAAGCTGCTGTCTTACAAGAAATTCAATTAGCAATGCTTGACTCTGGCTCGGATAAGGAGGTGGCAGAAATAGAAAAAGACTTGAAAAGCGAATAAAGAATGGATCTTTTTATTTTCGTTAGCAAAGGAACTAGGTAAGACCGTTAGGGAATTGACAAGAGAATTAACAAGAGAAGAGATGGTTGGTTGGGCTGCTTTTTTCAAAATTCAGAATGACGAAATGGAAAAAGATAGGGAAGCAGCTCAACGAGGTAGTGCTAGTAGAACGCAAACAAGGTAAGATAAAGAATATTATCTGGTAAAAGAGGAGTGGCTCAAAGTTATTTAAGAACTATTGAGTTTAAGGTCAAAGATACTGCGTTAAAAACTGCTGTCACAAAACTAGGAAAGTCTCTTGGTTCTATTGATAAAAATGTTGCTCAGATAAATAAAAATTTTACTGGCCTCTCTAAAGCATTAAAAGGAGTTGCAACTGAATTTAGGCAAATTGCTAAGTCTTCAGAAAAACTTGCGAAGAACTCAAGTAAGCAAAAAAGTCCTTTAGATCCTCAAAAATTAACTCAAAGTGCAAAGGGTTTAGTAAAAATAAAAAAATTACTTCAGGACTTGAAAAATACTTCAAGTTTATTAGATACTGACGGCAGAAAAACAAGTGAGTTCAATGAACAAGCTAAAGCTTTTGGAAAATTTATACAAAAGATAGCAGAAGGAACAAAAACACTTGCTAATAATGAAGCAGTTTTAAAACGACAAATTTCTGCTTTAGCTACAGCAGCTAACAATGCAGAAATAAACGGAAGAGTATATGTCAATTCTGTTCAAGCTCAAACAAGAGCAGAGCAAAAACTTAGACTTGCTCAACTAGACAGAATAAGAGCGCAAAAAGAATTATACGCAGGAGGTACTGGAGGAGCTTTTCAAAACAATAAAGCTTTATTAGCAATGAAGCCTGATAACAATATTGCTTCTTTAAGTATTTATAGAGCCGAATTAGAACAAGCTCTTAGTTTGGTTGATTTAAGCGGTGAAGAATATCAAAAGATTGAAGCTGCTATTGATGGAATAAATGAACGATTAAATGCTTCATCTAAATTAAAAAAAGAACAGTTAAAAGTTGAACAAGATTTAAATAAGGCAGAATCAAAAAGATTAAAGAATCAAGAAACTTTTCTTACTATTGCTAATAGAAGTGTAAGTCGAGCCAAATTTGATACTCAAGCAGCAATTAACGTAGGAAAAGCTTTTGGAAAACTTCCCAACTTAGCAAAAATTGGTATTGGAGTAAAAGGTCTTAGAGACATGGATAAGTGGTTAAGAAAAATATCTCCGATGTTCCTTGACGTTGATAAAAAACTTGGAAAATTAACTCAAAGAATACCTGTTATTGGGAAAGTTTTAAATGAAAACTTATCCACAAATGCACGTTGGTCTGCTCAGTTTATAGAAGGTATTACTTCAGTTAATTTGGCTTGGAGTGGGATGATGCAAACGATCCAGGCTGCTCAAGCATTTGTAGCGTTTGAAAAACAAGCTGCTATAGCACTTAATAACGTAGCAAGACACATTAAGCAACTGTGGGGAGTAGCAGGAGCGATGATGATGGGTTTGATCAGCCCTGGTCAGGTAGGGAAGAACGCATTAGCTAGTTTGAATGATAGGCCAGAGGTAATGGCTGCAAGGCGTGGGCCTTCTAGTATAGAAAGATTAGAATATCAATTAGCAAAAAAACAAGCTGAACTTAAAAACACGGAATTAAAAGAAGGAGTCAGGATTCAAACTCTTTCAAGGCAAACATTAGAGATAGAAGCAGCTTTAACAGAAGAGACAAGAGAAAGGATTCGATTAAAACAAATAGAACAATCCATAATGAAAGGAGGTCCAGTTTGGACTCAGTATGACAGTCCAGCAGGGCCAGGCGTAGCAGGTGCAGGATGGGGTTCTAATATGGACGACAGATTAGGGCAAATAAGATTAAGGATTGGAGAAGAACTTACTGCTAATAGTCTTGAAAACTCACAAGCAGTTAGAGAGTTATTGTTAGATGAAAGGAAAATAAATGTTCAGTTAAAAATAAGGGATCGAATCTTAAAAACAATTCGTCAAGGAGTTGAAAATGTAAATTTAAGTGTAGAGGAGCAAAGAAATCTATTTGGAACGAGCAATGCAGAAGCGTTGGCGGCACAAAGGGAGATGGCAACGACTCAATCTCCTATAGCAACAAGAAGAGGTAGAGGGACAGGGCCAGTTAGTAATGAAGCATGGGCAAGGCTTCAAAGAATGAGAGCATTTAGGAAGCAAAAAGGAGAACGACTTAGGGAAGGTTTAATGTTAGGAGCTGGTTTCCCTGTTTTATTTGGCGGTGGAATGGGGTCTGTAGCAGGTGGAACTTTAGGTGCTGGTTTACAAGCAAAGATGGGGCCAGGATCAGGTTTTGGAGCGCAAATACTTTTAAGTGCCATAGGTCAACAAGTAGATGCCTTCGTTGGTAAAACGGCTGAATTAGGAAGAGCTTTAAATGAACTTAATCCTGATATAGACGCATTAGTTGATTCAATGGGATTAGCAGGAAAAGAGATAGGAGGTCAAATAAAGGAATTTGCCGAAGTAGCTGGAGCGCAGGAAGCGTTAAAGGTAGCAGAAAGGCAGATGAGTCTTATTATTGGAAAAGATGGAGTAGAAGCTTTAAGAGAATTTGGATCTTCTACTGAACAGTGGGGTAACGATTTTGAACAGGCTATGCTTCGTATTCGTGCCTCTGTCGCAGGGTTCGTAAATTGGGTTAATAAGATTCCGTTTATAGGAGGGAAAGATGACACAGACAAAGGTTTAAGAGCCAGAACAAGAATGTCAATGGGTGGGGGGAAGGTAGGAGGAGTGGCTGAAGATCCTGTATTAAGAAATATACAGACTGCAATTAAAGGAATTGTTTCTGATAGAGATGTAGGAAAAGAAAGTTGGTGGAAGCAAAATAATATGAGCAAAACAGAAGTTATTGAAAACCTAATGAAAATGGCTGATGAAAGACAGAAAGTAATTGAGCTAGGGATACAAGAAGACATTATTGAAAAAACTATTAATCAACGAATAGAAGAAAGACTTAAAAATATAGATAAAGAAATCGAACAGATGGATTTAATACTGGAGCATGGGACACAAGAAGGTACTATTCAAGCTGAAATTTCGGAAATAGTCGCTGAAGTATTAAAGAAAGAAGAAAGTATTACTGAAGAACAAAGAAAACAGATTGAAAACAAAGTAAGAGACAAATCAGAAACAACTGAAAGATTTAATTTATTACAAAGAGAAAATGCTATTTATGATCAGATAGGAGTAACGATTAAAGATGGATTAGTCGAAGGAATAAATGCTGCCATAGATGGAACTAAAACTTTAGGCGAAGTTGCTTCAAATGTTTTTAAAAAGATAAGTAATGCGTTGTTGAATTATGGAATTGAGTTAGCTCTTATGGGTATGACTGGAGGAACCAGTGGTTTCTTTGGAAAAGCATTTGGCTATGGAAAGAGAGCAGCAGGAGGCCCAGTAACAGGAGGAACTCCTTATGTCGTAGGAGAAAAAGGCCCAGAGTTATTCGTTCCAAATAGTCACGGTAATATTGTTCCTAATCACGAAATGGGAGGAGCAAATATCGTGGTTAATGTTGATGCCTCTGGATCGGCTGTTGAAGGTAACGAAGGGCAAGCTGCTGAATTAGGACGTATGCTAGGTGCAGCAATTCAAGCTGAATTGATTAAAGAAAAACGACCTGGAGGGCTTTTAACAGGTAGATAATGGCAACATTTCCTGCAATCGCTCCAACATACGGAGCAAGTCAACAAAACTCTCCAAGGACAACCACTGTTCAATTTGGTGATGGTTATCAGCAAAGATTGTTAGTGGGTATGGCAAAGAACTTAAATCCTAAAGTTTGGAGATTAACTTGGAAGGTGTCTGAAACTGATGCAGATACGATTACTGAATTTTTAGATGCAAGAGCAAATGATTCTGCAAGTTTTGATTGGACTGCATTAGATACAACTCTTGAAAAGAAATGGATTTGTTCTAGTTGGACAAAGACAATTCCTTACAAAGAGAGAGCTACTATTACAGCTACGTTCCAACAAGTATTTGAACCGTAATGGCAGTACCTGTTTCAGAATTACAAGCAATTAATCCAACTGCAATTGTTGAGTTATTTCAATTGCATTTAGATAGTACTTTGCATGGTTCTAGTGACATCCATTATTTTCATAATGGTTCCAGTACAAATGATGCTGCTGATATTTTATTTGGAGGACAAGCTTACATTCGATTACCAATACAAGCAGAAGGATTTGAATATAAAGCAGGACAAACAGGAACCTTACCTAGACCGACTTTAAGAGTTAGTAATTTATTTGGAACGATTACTTCTATTTTAAATCAAGTCAATCAAACAACTGCTGGCAATGACTTAACAGGAGCAAAAGTAGTAAGGATAAGGACTTTGGAGCGTTTTATTGATACGCTTAACTTTGGTACTGATGGCTTCTTAGCTTTTGAAGATACGGTTGATGATGGTTTAACAGGAGAAGACGGCAGCACTTTAAGAATGGAAAACGCTGCAAACCCACATGGAACTCCTGATAGTTCTTATGAGCTACCGCAGGAAATTTATTTTGTAGATAGAAAGTCAGCAGAGAATAGGAATGTTTGTGAATTTGAATTAGCAAGTGCATTAGATCTTGCAGGTGTTCGTTTACCTAAAAGACAATGTTTACCTGTTGATTTCCCTGGCATTGGAACATTCCATAATGGATAAATGGAAAGTCGATGCGTTAGCAGCAGCTAAAGAAGCTGACCCAGCAGAAGCTTGTGGTTTATTAGTTGTATTAAAGGGGAAAGAACATTATTGGCCTTGTAAAAACTTAGCGGATAGCAGATACGATCAATTTATTCTTAATCCAACAGATTATGCAAATGCGGAAGATGCTGGCGAAGTTTTAGCTGTTGTTCATTCTCATCCTCAAACTCCTCCTACACCTAGTCAGGCAGATCTTATTTCTTGTGAAGCCAGTAAATTACCTTGGCATATTGTTAATCCAAAGACAGAATCATGGCATTATTTTGAACCTTCTGGATATAAAGCAGGATTATTAGGAAGACCGTGGGTATGGGGCGTTACTGACTGCTGGAGTTTAGTTAGGGATTATCAAAAGGAAAGAGGGTTTGATTTGAGAGATTGGGAACGTCCGAATGAACCAGAAAGCTTTCGTCTTAATCCAATGTTTGACGACTGTTGGAAAGACACAGGATTTAGAGAAATGGAACCAGATGAGCCATTAGAAGAAGGTGATTGTTTGTTAATGAGTATTAGAGGTAAGGGGTTAAATCACATAGGAGTTTATGCAGGGGAACAAGAATTACTTCATCATTTACAAGGAAGATTGAGCAGTCGTGATCTTCTTGATGAATGGTTGATAAAATGTATAGGTAGGAGGATAACTTTACGCAATGCTTAGAAAAATCAAACTTTATGGGCCTTTAGCAAAGTTTTTAGGCAAAAGAGTTTTAAAAGCAGATGTTTCAAATGCAGCAGAAGCTGTTCAGTTTTTGATTGTTAATTGGCCTGAATTAGAAAGGCACATGCACGATCAATATTACAGAGTTGAAGTTGCTGGAACGGATTTAGACTTTAAAGAATTACATTATCCAGCAGGAGCAGATGACATAAAAATTGTTCCTTGTGTTGCTGGAGCTGGAGGAGGATGGGGAAAAGTGATATTAGGAGCAGCTTTGATTGGATTGGCTTTTGCAACTGGAGGAGCAAGTTTAACTTTTGCTCAGATACCTTTAGCTAATGCAGGAGCTTTGACAGGAATTGCTTTTACTGGTATTTGGGCTAAAGCTGCTGTTTATTTAGGAGCTGCACTTGTTTTAAGTGGAGTTTCAGATTTATTAACACCAACTCCTAAAACACCAGAATTTGAAGAAGACGTACAAAATTCGTTTTATTTTAGTGGAGTTGTCAATTCTGCAAGACCTGGCACTCCAGTCCCTGTATGCTATGGAGAGGTTCTAACAGGGTCTACGACCATATCAAGTTCCGTTGATGTCAACCAGGTGGAAGTATGACTCAAATCATTGGTTCTGGTGGTGGTGGAGGTAAAGGAGATAAAGGAGGCAATAAATCTCCAACAACAGCTCCTGACTCTTTAGATAGTAAGAGTTATGCAAAAGTCTTAGATTTATTATCTGAAGGTGAGATTGAAGGATTAAAAGATGGACATAAATCTATTTATTTAGATAATACTCCATTACAAAATACTGATGGAAGTTATAACTTTGAAGATGTAACTATAACAACAAGAGAAGGAACATCAAGTCAAACAAAAATAAACGGATTTGATGAGGCTTCTAATACTATTTCTGTCAATACTGAAGTAACAAAAGGCGATCCAAACATAGGTGTAACAAGAACAGTTTCGACTTCTGACTCACATGATGCAGTCAGAGTTCTTGTCAGATTTCCTGCACTTCAAAAGATAGAAGATGATGGAGATATTGTTGGAACGTCAGTAGCGATTAAAGTTCAAATGCAAGTTGATGGAGGTGGTTTTGTTGATAAAATATCAGAAACAATTACAGGAAGAACAGGTGATCAATACAAGAAATCTTATTTAATAACATTACCTGATACTTATACTACTGGTGTAGAAATAAGAGTTTTAAGAACAACAGACAACTCAGGAGATGCCAAACTTCAAAATGCAACTTGGTTTGATAGTTATGTCATTATTACTTATACAAATAATACTTATCCAAACTCTGCGTTAGCTGCTATTCGTGTTAACGCAGAACAATTTAGCAGTATTCCTCAAAGGTCTTATATCATTCGAGGAATTAAAACAAAAATACCAAACAATTGTACTGTTGACAGTGCAACTGGACGTTTAATTTATGACGGCACTGCATGGAGTGGTACGTTCCAAGCTGCAACGTGGAATAGCTGTCCTGCTTTTGCACTTTATGACTTATTAATATCTGGTCGTTATGGACTAGGAGATCATATTAGTGAAAGTCAGCTTAGTAAGTTTGATTTTTATGCTGCTTCAAAATATGCAAACGAATTGGTTGCAGACGGATTTGGAGGGTCAGGACAAGAGGCCAGATTTTCATGCAATATCGCAATAAGAAGTAGAGCTGAAGCTTTTAATTTAATTAACTCAATGACTTCTGTATTCAGAGCAATGAGTTACTGGAGCGCAGGGAGTTTGGCTATTTCTCAGGATAAGCCAGTTACTTCTAGTTCTTGTTTATTTACTCTTGCAAATGTAACTCCAGAAGGTTTTGGTTATCAAGGTACAAGTCAAAAAACAAGAGCAACAGTAGTTGTAGTGAAATATTTTGATATGAACCTTAGAAATTATGCGTATGAGGAAGTAAAAGATGACGCAAGTATGTTTAATGGAATATCAAAATACGGAGTTGTTACCAAGAACGTAGAAGCTTTTGCTTGTACCAGTAGGGGTCAAGCAAATCGGGTCGGGAGGTGGATGATCTACTCGGAAGCTCAAGAAACTGAAACCGTCACGTTTGCAACCAGTATTGATTCAGGAGTTATTTGTAGGCCAGGTCAAGTTATAGATATTGCTGATCCTGTCAAAAGTGGTTTTAGAAGAGGAGGAAGAATTAAGGCTGCAACAGTTTCTGATATTACGGTGGATGGAACAAATGGAGTTGATACTGATTTACCTCAAGGAACAGTAGCTT